GTAACTATTTTAATGTTGATTACATCCATGGGTATCTTTGGTTTCTTATCAAAGGCACACCTAGAACATTCAGCAGATAATGCACCACTTGTGGATAAAATTGCATTACTGGATGAAAAGATTAAAACGGAGAAAGAGAATGTCGAGGCAAACCGTAAGATTATTAAACAGTATGATGAGGTTGTGGACCAGACGATGGGTCGCTCAACAGATGAAAAGGGTGCCGACAAAGCGCAAGCAATACGCCGTTCCCAACAGAAAGATAGGATTAGAGTACTTCAAGAAATCCAACAGTCGCAAGCCACCATTGCCAAATACTCTGAGGAACGTGCGCCTCTATCTACAGAGCTTAAAAAGATTGAAGCGGATATCGGGCCAATCAAATACATTGCAGCCTTGGCGTATGATTCAGAGGCTGATGGTGACATTATTGACAAAGCGGTAAGACTTGTCATTCTATTGATTATTGTAGTCTTTGATCCTTTGGCAATTCTGTTGTTGATTGCATATAACATGTCTATGAAAGAAAAAGACGATGTTGAAGACTTTTTTAAACGTGTTAAAGAAACCACAAAAAAATTGGATAAAGATGCCAAACAAGTTGATGATGTAACGCCTGAAGTTGTACACGTTGAAGAACCAGTTGATCCTTATGCATACCTGAAACAACCATTCAAACACTTTGAGAATTTGAAACCGATGGTTGCAAAAAGAGAAGATACTGTAGAAGTTAAAAAAGATAATATGATTGTGATTGATGATATAACTGGTGAAACCATACCGCCAATTACACATGAAAAGGTAACAATTGAAACTCACAACACACGAAATTCTGTTATGTATGAAGAACATCATGTACCAGTAGAAGAACCTGTGAAAAAATTGGAACCTAAGTATGATTATGATGAACCGTATTCTTTTAAGGAAAAAGAAGTTCGTGATGCTGGTAAATTTTAAAGGATGAAACAATGAGTATATTAGACAAAATTAAAAAAAATAGCAGTATTAAAGATTCTGCTATCTTAGCTAAATCAAAATTCTTTAATGCTAAAGATATGATTCCAACAGCAGTGCCAATTATTAACGTGGCACTTTCTGGTAAGTTAGATGGTGGTCTGACACCAGGTCTTACAATGTGGGCGGGTCCATCCAAACACTTTAAGACAGCGTTCAGTTTGTTGATGGCCAAGTCTTACTTGGACAAATATCCTGATGCAGCGTTACTGTTCTACGATTCAGAGTTTGGTACTCCACAGTCTTATTTTGATAGTTTTGGTATTGACACTGAGCGGGTACTTCATACTCCTCTTACAGACATTGAGCAACTCAAGTTCGATATAATGGCACAGTTGACACAATTAGAACGTGGTGATAAATTGATTATCGTCATTGATTCAATTGGTAACTTAGCATCTAAGAAAGAAGTTGAAGATGCTTTGGCGGAGAAATCAGTTGCTGATATGTCCCGAGCCAAACAAGTCAAGTCTTTGTTCCGTATGGTGACACCTCACCTATCATTGAAAGACATTCCAATGGTTGTTGTAAATCACACCTACATGGAAATTGGTATGTTCCCTAAAGCTATCGTTGGTGGTGGTACGGGTTCATATTACTCGGCTGACAATATTTTTATTATTGGCCGTCAACAAGAAAAAGATGGTACAGAAATTACCGGTTACAATTTTATTATTAACGTGGAAAAATCTAGATATGTCAAAGAAAAATCTAAAATACCTGTCAGCGTATCTTTTGACGGTGGCATTAGCACTTGGTCTGGTTTACTTGACCTTGCTATTGAGTCCAAACATGTGGTTAAACCAAAGAATGGTTGGTATCAACGTGTTGACTCAGATGGTGTGATTGAAGAAAAAAATTACCGTGAGAAGGACACCGACACCAAAGACTTTTGGATGCCTATTCTGAAACAGAAATCTTTTCGTGATTTCATTGAGAACAAGTACCGTGTGGCATCCGGAGAAATTATGACAAGCAACATTGATGAAACATTTGATGTTGCAACCATGAATGGTGTATAATGATTGAGGGAATAGATTACTGCTACATCTATCCAAAGGATGACAAAACAGCAGTCAACATTAAATTTTTGGAAGGTCCTTATAAAGATACCATATTTAAATATGGTAAAGTTAAATTTAAGGAAGAAAGTGAACAGGTCTATTTACTTTTTGCTTACGATGTGTTACAATCACCAGTAAAGACACCAGCCAAGCTGGAAAAAGATGATGACTTTAAAAACTACATTGGTGACTTATTGGTGGAAATAATGTCATCTAACATGGAACAGGAAGTAATTGATGAAACTGGAACAGACGATTCTAAAGAATCTAATTTACAATGAAGAATATTTACGCAAGGTTTTACCATTTCTAAAATCAGAATATTTTACAGACAGAAGCGACAAAACATTATACAATGAAATTGCATCATTCACAGAAACTTACAATTCTACACCAACGGTTGAAGCACTTGTACTGGCCGTCAAAGAAAGGCGAAATCTCTCAGATGAGGAAGTGGAGAAGTGTGAATCTTATTTACAAGAGATTGAGAAAACTAAAGGTGAAGAATCCAAGGTTCAATGGCTTGTTGACAAGACCGAACAGTTTTGCCAAGAGAAGGCCATTTATAACGCTGTATTGGGGTCTATTTCAATCCTCGATGGCAAGGACAAAACAAATGACAAAGGTTCGATTCCCAAAATATTATCAGACGCCTTGGCGATAAGTTTTGACAATTCTGTTGGCCACGATTATCTTGAAAACTCAGATGAACGATATGATTTCTACCATCGTAAAGAAGAACGAATCCCTTTTGACTTAGAGTTCTTTAACAAAATCACAAAAGGTGGCTTACCTAATAAGACGCTTAATATTGCTCTTGCCGGAACTGGCGTAGGAAAAAGTTTGTTCATGTGCCATGTGGCTGCAGGCTGCATGGTGCAAGGCAAGAATGTTCTTTACATCACGATGGAAATGAGTGAAGAAAAGATTGCAGAACGTATTGATGCTAACTTATTGAATGTCACGATTGATGACCTTGTGAGTTTACCGAAAGATTTGTATGATAAAAAGATTAATAAACTCCGTGAAAAGACTGTTGGTAAACTTATTATCAAAGAATATCCTACAGCCTCTGCGAGCAGCATACATTTTCGCACCTTACTCAATGAGCTCAATCTTAAAAAGTCTTTTGTACCCAATATTATTTTTATTGATTATCTTAATATTTGTTGTTCATCAAGAATCAAGGCCGGAGCAAACATCAACTCCTATACTTATGTTAAATCCATCGCAGAAGAATTGCGAGGTCTTGCCGTTGAGTTCGGAGTACCTATTGTTTCTGCAACACAAACAACAAGAGGTGGCTTTACTTCTTCCGATCCCGGACTCGAAGACACAAGTGAGTCTTTTGGTTTGCCCGCTACAGCAGACTTGATGTTTGCTCTTATTTCTTCCGAAGAACTAGAAGAAATGGGACAGATTATGGTAAAACAATTGAAGAATCGTTATAATGATCCAACGCATTTCAAACGATTCACTCTAGGTATTGATAGGTCGAAAATGAGATTATATGATATTGAACAGTCTAGCCAAGATGGCATCACGGATTCTGGTCAAGATAAACCACTCAACACATTTGGTAACAGAGAGAAAACACAGAAGAAATCATTCGATGGATTTAAAGTATGAAATTAGAATTTAATGATGCAGTTCATTGCGCCAAAGTATTTGAAGATTACTTTGGTAGTTTTGACCGTATTGATGAGTATATGCGTGACCAAAAGTTGAATTCTTTGGCCGAATTGCCATCCAATCCTTTGTTTCCGATTGAAGATGAGTTGTTTCAAGACTTCACAATGAATCCAAAAAATATGAATTTTGAGGTTGTCGAGATTGATAATGAAACTTGGACCAATCTATTGAACATCACTTCATCTCATGTAAACATTCCGCCAGTTGGCCGCAATGTTAAACTGGCAGTGCGTGAAACCAATACAGGAAAGTACGTAGGATTCATCCGTCTTGGTTCACCTGTAATCAACTGTAAGCCACGTAATGATATGCTTGGTCAAGTGTTTACACAAAAACCTGAGTGGGGTAAACGATTCAATAATTCTGCAATGATGGGTTTTGTTATTGTACCTGCACAACCATTTGGTTATAATTACCTTGGTGGTAAATTGTTGGCTGCAATCTGCACTTCACATGAAGTACGTGAGATTGTAAATGTAAAGTATGGAATGAACCTGTGTCTCTTTGAAACAACTTCTTTGTATGGTAGTTCAAAGACTGTATCGCAATATGATGGTATGAAACCATATATCAGATATAAAGGTCTGACAGATTCCGATTTTCTTCCTATGATGCATGGTAAACCTTATTCTGACCTACGTGATTTCGTACAAGATAAAGTCGGACCTTTGGTTGAAGATGTTGCTTCTAGTAAGAAACTGAAAATCTCTATGAAGATTATTTCTCTCACTAAGGCTGCACTTAAAGGTACACCTGAAGGGGATACATTCATAGCAACGATTGGGAAAGCAAAAGGGTTGACAGAGCAAAAAAGATATTACACCAGTGACTATGGCTTTAAAAACATGGTTGACTATGTAAACTGTAAGACGGACGTGCTTATTCCTGGTGAAAACTATGAAAAACACAATCTGGTAAACTTGATTGAATGGTGGCGAAATAAGGCTTGCAATCGGTATGAAACTCTGTATAATGAGAAACGGTTAAAAACCGAACTAGAGATTTGGACTTCCGGAAAGGAGATTCAAATCATAAGATAAATACTTTCTTTGAAGGTGTTAAATGGCTTATACTTTTTTCCCAAAGACTGCAACGGAAATCAAGCAAACTCTAAAGGGTGACAAAGCAAAGATAGAAGATATAATCAATATCTTTGCTTATCTAAAATCAAAATTTCCAAAAGTTGAAACTCCAATCAATGTTGATCCTGCATCAATTGCTAAGATTAATGTTACAAGAGATTTACAAACGGATATTGACCTTGCTAAAATAAAAAGAGAAGCAAAGGTAACTAAAATTACCATGAAATTTGGTTCTGGATCATCTGGCGGCCGAGGTGTACAGAATAAAGGTAATGCATATGAGGGAGAACTTGCTGATGCATTGAGACAATGGTGGAAAGGTGAAAAGATAACCGACACAAAATTACTTCAAGCAGTTGATGATATAGTTAAACTTCATAAACTGAATAAATGTAAAAATCTAGAAGTTAAAGAGGTTGGTGAATTAAACAACAAAAGACCTTTTATATTCTCACCACAAGTTTTAATTTCATCTAAAATTCCTGTACGTGATAACAATCTGGGGCCCGTTGTTACCGACATTACATTAATTTGTGATAAGAAAGAAATCTTCCTAAGCTTGAAAACTGGCGGCACTGTTACCTTTTTCAACTCAGGCATCCGTACAGTTCTTTCACCAGCAGAAATCAAATCTGGTAAAATTACAAATAAAGATGGTTTAAAAATTCTTAATATGTTTAATATCAACGATGCATTGTTTTGTGATATCTACAATGGTAAATTAAAAAAAGGTTATGTTGAAGATGTTTGGAAAACAATGTCATCAAAACAGAAGAATGAATTGAAAAACTTTTTGATTTCTGGTGTTGGCCATGGTTATACTATCGTACATAAACTGACGGGTAAAACCGAAGTGTATGAAATTGATAAAGATTATATGACTTCGGCAGCAACGCCAAACTCATGTAATGTATACTATGGTGGTAAATCTGGTACAGGTAAGCGTATTGACATGGAAATAGAAACAGGTCATTACATTCTTAAACTAAACATACGTGATACACAAGGTGGTGATGGTTATCCTACCCGTATGATGTGTGACTACTCTTACAAATAATGGCACTAACAGATTTTGATAAAATACTAAAACAGTATGAGGACACCGAAAATGATTTCGGGTTCTCTGCTATTTCAGAACAGGAATATAATTCCACAATTAAAGAGAGTGTACAGACCGTTGAGAATTACAAAGTTAATTTGACAGAAACGGAAAGACGCTTGGCTGAACTTGAGAAGATGATTATCCCTTTCCTAAAGAAACTACATAGTACAGGAGATAAAGAATATATCTACTGGCCTAATCGTAAACCAGCAATTGAAAAACAAATTGAGGCAATTTTAAAATTAACTAGAGGATGATAAATTATGAAACCGTTAGTGACTGTGATTACACCTACAACAGGTGCACCGTATCTACGACAAGCGATAGAGTCGGTTAAAAATCAAACTTATGATAACATTCAACACTTAGTTGTTGTAGATGGTCAACCAAAAGGTCGTGTTATTGCTAGAGAATATCCACATATTGACCTAATAGACCTCCCATACCCAACAGGAACCGACCGGTTCAACGGACACCGAATCTATGGTGCATCAGTCTACCTTGCAAAAGGTGACCTGGTTTGTTTCTTGGATGAGGATAATTACTATGATTACACACATATTGAATCTCTTGTGGATGTAATCCAAAGAGGTAATGATTGGGCTTATTCTTTACGTAAGATTGTAGACAAAGATGGTAATCATGTATGTTTGGATGATTGTGAATCATTAGGTAAATGGGAATCTTGCATTGGTGACTACTTTGTTGACGTTGGTTGTTTCTTTCTACCAAAGATGATTGCAATTCAAACAAGTCCAATCTGGTATCGTAAGGCAAGAGAACCTGGAGTACCAGAAGTTGATAGAATGTTAACTCATGTATTGAGAAACAACAACTTGAAATATGACACTAATGCAAATTACAGTTTGAACTATCGTACAGGTAACACACAGTTATCAGTACAATCCGAATTCTTCTTACAAGGAAATAAGAAGATGCTTGAAAAATATAATGGAGATTTACCATGGACAAAAAAGACCTGATTATAGGTGCATTTAAAAACTATAACTACGAACAAGTCAAACCTTGGATCGAATCAATTAACGAATGTGGTTTTACCGGCGACAAAGTTCTAATTGCGATTGATTCATCAGAAGAAACAATCAACAATATTAGACAAGCCGGATTCACTGCAATATCCGCACAATCCATGACAGGCGCAATGTTTCACATGGAACGATTTATTCATATCTATGATTATCTGAAAAAACATAGTGGTCAATATCGTTATGTTGTAAGTACAGATGTACGTGATGTAATCTTTCAAAACGATCCAATGGAATATTTGTCTCATATACTGACAGCAAATTCTGGTTATGATTTGATTGGTGTGTCTGAATGTATACTAGTTAAAAATGAACATTGGAATCGTGACAACATTTTAAAATGTTTTGGTACATATTTCTATGAAGAAGTTAAAGACTATGAGGTTTTAAATGTTGGTACGTTAGCTGGCAAGGCACATGTTATTTCTGATTTGTGTGGTATGTTATACCAACTATCTTTGAATAGAGCAGATTGGGTTGCCGACCAAGCTGCATATAATGTTTTAATGGGTTGGTATCCATATGTTGATATAACATACATCAGTGGTTTAAATGATGGATTCTGTTGTAACTTACATGTAACAAATAAACCAATTGAGAAAGACCAATTTGCACCATTCATTACAGAAAAACATCCAATCTTTGAAGATGGTGTAATGAAAACTGGTGATGGTCAACCATACTACATTGTACACCAATATGACCGAGATCCAGAATTGAAGAAATTTTATCATGATAAGTATAAGGTTGAAGAATTAATTACTTTTAGGACAACATAATGATTACTATTGTTACTGCTTTTTATGACATTGGCCGTGGAGAATGGACACCAGACAAAGGCCTACCACATTATCTACAAAGAACTACTGATACATACATTGAACGTTTTTCACACATGGCTCAAATGGAAAATGAGATGGTTGTATTCTCTACACCAGACATTATTGAGAAACTGAAACCTTTGCGTGGCGACAGACCAACAAAATTTGTTTCGTTTGATATTTTTAGTAAGTATGCAGACTTGATTAAAGATGTTAATAACATTCAGAAAACTGATGCATTTCAAAATTTAATTATTCCAGAACAGCGAGCAAATCCAGAATATTGGAATGCACATTATGTTGTTGTTAACTTTCTCAAGTCGGTGTTTGTCAATCTAGCAATCAAAAACAATATGGTTAGTAATGAATTAGTTTCTTGGTTGGATTTTGGTTATTGCCGCACGGCAGAGAAAGTTCCTGCAAGCAAGAAATGGTCTTATGATTTTGATGTTAATAAGATGCATCTATTCAATTATAAAGAATATGATGACAAACCTATACATGAAATCATTGCAACAAACGATGTTTACATTCTTGGTGCAAAGATTGTTGGTGGTGTAACAGCATGGCCTAAATTCGAATCTGCGATGAAAGAATGTTTGATTGAATTGGGTACGAATGGTTTGATTGATGATGACCAAACACTTATGTTAATGTCATCAATCAAATATCCGGAATTATTTGAACTACATAAGATTCCAGACCACCAACTCGGACTTGATCCGTTTGTTATTTTTAGTGACTTTAATAAAGAGGTATGATATGAGTGATATAATTAAATTTAATACTGCAACACAAGCATTTGGTGTTGAGCGTGGAGTAACCAAGTGTTCGGGTTATGGACTTGGTGAATTGACCAAAGGCATGAAAAAAGGTTTAGAGATTGGTTGTTCTGAGGCACACACCTCAAAGTTTCTATTGGACACCAATCCAGAATTGACCTTATATTCAATTGATCCTTATGTTGCATACACGGACTGGAACGGTAATGTATTGAATGACCGAGAAGAATTCTTTCAACGGGTGACTAAAGAGATGGCTGTTTATGGTGATAGATTTGTTTTGATTAGAGACTTCTCAGACAATGTTGTTGACCAGTTCAATGATGAAGAATTTGATTTTATTTTTATTGATGGATTGCATACCTACGAACAATTAACAAAAGATTGCCACAACTATTACTCTAAAGTTAAAACTGGTGGTATCTTCTCTGGTCATGACTACCAAACAATTCCTGGTGTTAATAAAGCCGTTTGTGAATTCGCACCAACAAAAACTGACAAAGTTCTTACAACTGAATGTGATGTTTGGTACTGGTACAAATGAAATCAATTTTTATCATAACATCTTGTTTGATACCTGCAATTGGTGTCTTTAGTCCAGAAGAACGTCTGAAACAAACACTAGAGACTGTTGATTCTATTAGAAATAAATCTCCAGATTCATTCATCGTACTTTCCGATGTATCAATACAATCATTGACAGACCAGTATTCAGAACTTGTTTCTAAGGTTGACTTGTTCTTAAATTTGAATCAAGTTGATTTTTTACTACACTTTACCAAAAACGGAATGAAAAGCCAAGGTGAATGTGCGATGATGCATGTTGTATTAGACTATCTAAAACAGAATTCGGAATTATTAGAAGGTGTTGACCGCATATTTAAAATAACTGGTCGTCTACAACTTGATGATGGTTTTGATATTAATCACTATGATGGATTGAATGGTAAATACGTATTCAAGGAACGCATACCAACGTGGATGAGTGAACCTATTCACGGAGCAACTCATGTTTTTGATACTCGCCTTTGGTCTATGTGTACGTCTTTGATTGATACTCATAAACAAGCCTTAGAAAAAGTGTTCCCTCTATTAGGTCCAATAGACTTGGAACACGCATATTTTGCCGTTTTAGATAAAGAAAAAGTAGTAGAATTTGATAGAGTGTATTGCAGGGGCCAAGTGGCCTCAACGGGTGAGTGGAAATTTGATTGATATAGAGTACTATATATCTAAGCCAAGATTTGACAGATTTGTGAATCTGTGGTATAATCCATTATAAATAACCCTACAGACAACCAAAGTGTGTTGTAATTCAATAGGTAGACAATGTTATCATTCAAAACTTTTTTAACAGAGCAAGAGGATCCTGAAGAAGGCGCCAGCCGTCAGATTAAACATTTGACGCATGTGGAAGACCGTCCTCTACAAAATGGTGAAAAAGGTGCGGCACATGCCATCAAATCATTGTCAGCTGCAGCAGAACACATTAAGGCTGGTAATAAATCATCCGAACTAACCACAAAATATGATGGTTCACCAGCACTTGTTTATGGTCATCATCCAAAGACTGGTAAATTCTTTGTTGCATCAAAGTCCGCTTTCAATAAGACACCAAAGATTAACTACACACCAAAAGATGTAGATATGAATCATGGCCACGCACCTGGTCTGGCCGCAAAACTAAAAGATGCACTAACACATTTACCTAAGATTGCACCTAAGAGTGGTGTGTATCAAGGTGATATGATGTTTGGTACAGACAAAGAAGATAAGAAAACTGAAAAGGGTGGCGGTACATCATTTCATCCAAATCCTTCTGGTCTAACATATACTGCACACGGAACACACGAAGGTGGAGTTAAGAAGGCAAAAATTGGTGTTGTAACACACTTATCATATCAAGGTAAAGATGCTGCAAGTCTAAATGCATCACATGAAGTAGACCACGAAAACTTCAATAAACACTCTGATGTATTCTCTGTTGATCCAAGAATGGACACATCAAAGGTGCATTTCAGTCCAGAAGAACAAAAGAAATTCACTAAACATATTACTGCAGCTCAAGCAGTACATGATACACATGGCGGTGACATGTATGCTGGTACTAGTGAACACCATGGTGTTGGTGGTTCATTAGAAACTTATATTAATCACACTGTACGTACAGGTGAAGAATCTAACCATAAAAACTTTAAGTCTTGGTTGGAAACAAACAAAAATAAAGCAATCGACAAACTTAAAGTCGAAAAGAACAAGAAGGTCAAACAATCAGCTTTAAAAGATGAATTGGGTAAAGTTGAACGTAATAAAAAACATTACAACAATCTTTTCAAAATGCATGGTGAGTTACAGAAGGCTAAAGATACACTTATTGGTGTTATGAATCAACACCAAGAATTTCAACACACACACGGCGGAGAATCTGCGAATCCTGAAGGATATGTTTTTCATCACGGTAAAGAATCTGATAAGTTAGTTAACCGTGCGGAATTCTCTCGTAGAAATTTTGCTGGAATAAGAAACATATGAAAAAGTTTTTAGAAAAGTTACAAGAAGATGCACAGACCCACACACCTGTGGTGATGGCGTTTGGTCGAATGAATCCTCCAACTATTGGCCACGCTAAAGTGGTTGATAGAGTGAAACAACTTGCAAAAGACTACAAAGCACCACACCACATTATTGTGTCACATTCTATGGACACAAAGAAGAATCCATTAGACATTGCAAGTAAAATCAAACACGCAAAGAGATTCTTCCCTGACACAAACATTACCGGTTCAAGTAAAGAGAAACCAACATTTTTACAACATGCAGCTGCACTACATCAAGCAGGCCATGACCACTTGATAATGGTTGCAGGTTCAGACCGTATTCCAGAATATGAACAAAAATTAAAACAATTAGGTAAAACA